CTATTCGTAGTAATAAATAGCTTTTACTTTATTTTCGGCGATTTGATATCCCCGGAGAGGACCTGTTTCCACTCGGGTGATAAAATCATCCGAAAGCCCCAGAAGGGAAAGCTTATTGCGTAAGCATTGCATAACCTGCCACAGGCGCTGCGAGGATGAACTGAGGCCATGTTTATCCCAGACATTTAGTAAAATATCTTCATGTTGAATAATTTTTCCTTCAGAGTTTTCCAACAGATAAATAAACAGCCGCATCATGGTTTTTCTCATCTGTACCACGGACGAGTTATCCCGACTCAGCTGGCTGATATTGATGACTCTGTTTTGAAAAATATTGACCTGTATATCCCTTTCAATCACATAACCAAAAACCTTCCTGTTATGTTGATCCATTTTACTGCCTCCTTGGCGAACCATCGTAACGATGTTTCAGGAACGTCTTCGCACCCTGTGACCTTAACGGTTGCGATAAATATTACCTTTTCTAATGAAAGTTCCTCAACCACAGTGAAAAAACGACCGGTCTGGATAATTGTGAGTTAATTTAGTATTAAAACCCGGCTATTAAGTAAATGGCGGTTTAAAGTGTTAATTTTAGGTGTGTATAAAAGAATTAAACTCTGATTTGATTGGCGGCCAAATCATCAACATGTAATTCTTTTTTTATTGGGTAAGGGAGTTTTAAATAGCGGCTATCTGAATAAGTATTGCATTTAAGTTAAAAAATAATACTGTAAAAATTTCTGAAAATATTCAAAATTACCGCAGATTAATTTTG